CACTGGCCGCAATGTGGAATATAGTCAGGCCAGCGGACAGCACATCGCTAGCAGAAACTAGTGCTGCCCTTAAATTGTTTACACTCTCCGGTTTGAGCTTGCCCAATATGTGGGCAAGTGTCTTTATGTCCCGTGCTCTTAATTCACGGATTTCCATATGCCTCCTTTTTTAGCTAGGATATGTGATTGACCAAGGCTCCGTGTCAAGGTCGGCTGTCGCATAGTGAGCCGAGAAGGTTATCTCCGTGACTGTCTCCTCCCCGCTTACCAGATTAAGATTCAATCCAGAATCCACCAGCACATTCGTCAGTTTGACCATCAGAGGGTCGGTGGTCATGGTGAAGCCGGTATGCTCCAGGACCAGCACTACGTTGTCACAGTAGGCATTGTCGGGCACTTCCTCCCCTACCAAAACCTTATCAGTACCGGCCCCTGTGTCGTAGGTATACGTTGCCGTAACTGCCTTGGTATCCTCTGGTGCAGTCACGAATTGCACGGCACCCGTGGCATAATTCATTATATAATCGGTGCCCCTAACTTGCGTCGCTCTATCCACAACTGCTATCGTCTCGCTGTTCTCCAGCACGGGATAATAGTCAAGCTGATATAAAGTCACAATGCCATCGCCTGTTCCAACCGCTTCATCGGTTGCAAGTGTTGTCCCCGAACTGTAGGAATCGACTGCTAACGCCCGTCTCAGATTCTCAGCCGTGAACTCCAGCATCGGGATTTTGAGGACAGCATCAACCGACTCAATCCGTCGGAATCCCTTGACCTTCCCCTTCGCTCCATCCGGTCGGATGTCCCGGATATTTCTGGTTAGCTCAAATACAGCCCCGCCCTTACTAGCGCCGAGCAATGTCCCTGGGTAGGTCACATCGTAAAAATCAATGTAAACTGCCCCCGGGCCTATCACTAGCCTATCAGGAGTATTCGCGCTAACTCCATGTTCAACTACTGCCATTTTCTACCTCCATGTATCTAATTATTAGCTAGGGTATGTGATCTCCCAAGGTTCAGTATCCAGGGCGGAGTCTGCGTAATGAGCCACGAATTTCACCGTGATTGACGATTCCTCGTTGTTGTTGGCATTAATCGTCAGTGGCCCTTCCACCAGACAATGAATGAGTTTTACAAAGAGCGGCGCCGAGGTCATCGTGAATCCGGTGTGCTCCAGGACAATAACGACATTGCTAATGAAATCGTTATCGTCAATCTCGGCCCCCGTGATAACGTGAGACGTCGCCGAAGAACCAGGCAAGAGCATCAAAAGGTTAGCCTCCGTGACCTCAATTAGATTCACGGTCAGCGATGCCTCTACATCCTCAATCCTTCTAAATCCCTTGACCTTGCCCTTTGAGCCGTCCGGCCTGATGTCCCTGATTGTTCGATTGATCTCCAGGACATTCCCGCCCTTGGTAGCCCCCAGGAGCGTCCCTGGTGTGGCTACATTTGTCCACCCGTAGTAGACTGCCCCTGCACCGATCACCATTCGGTCCGGTGTGTTTGCCGATACTCCATGTTCAACTACTGCCATTTTGTATTTACCTCCTATCTAGCTATAATGGCTGCGAATTCACTCTTTCGGTAAAATCGAATGTCAAATAACATTGCAATATGCCATATTCCCTCCTCTGGTTCGGGTACAAACCCGTCTGAGAATAAATTAATCCTGCAAGTGTCTGCCTCAGTAGTGCTAAATTCCAGCTTGTCTAATTCTTCTATGATTGCTTTTCTTATGGCGGTTATCTCGTCAGCGCTATCGGAAGCTGACCAAATATCAAGCGTATAGGTTCCCGTCCGTACTGGCCAGAATCCATCTATAGCTCGAATATCCAGCCGATGAACCAGATATGGGAGCACAGCATCGGTCTTCGCCCAAACCAGATAACACCTAACCGTCCCGCCCATAGCTGCCTTCAACGCCGTATCCACTGTGAGGTAAGAATATAGCTGGGTTATCAAACTTTTCTGTGTGTCAATTGTCATTTTAAAACCACTGCCTTATGAAGATTGCTTCGACATCCTTTTGTTTCTTTTCAAATGTTGGCCGGAGCCACGGCCTAGGCGCCATGTTCCTAGTACCAAACTCGAGCATCGGGCCGTATTTTTTATTAGTTCCCACACGCCCGACTACTTTACTGCCTGTGCCTTCCACCTCGGTAGATACTGATTGTCTCAATTCTCCCAACCTTTGCGCCGGAGGCTGGCCAGGAGCCGAAGCTGTATAAGTTCTTCCGGTGCCTGGCACTTTGTAAGTCCGGCCAGATCGAGAACCGGATAGAGTCACTAGTATCTCACCACGCATCTCATTTACAGCAGCTGTCATTCGCTCCCTGCCCGTCGAATCAAGTTTGGTTAGCGCCCCTTTAAAATTCTCAGTAAAACTAATATCAACACCCATCAGACTTCCTTCACCACAATTACCGTATTGTCCTCCATCGTGATTGGAGGTTCAGTCGGCTCGTAGGTTTTGCTCAGGTGCTTAAATCTATAATCGGCCAGGTTCAAAGTTATCCCCTTCTCGAATATAATTCTGTGGGTCACCTCGGTATTTAATTGCTGATATTGTGCCCTGGCCTGGGCACTCAGTGGGATAACCCTGCCATATCTATGTTGTATTGATGCCCAGGTCACCGCGGCCCCCATGGCCCCCTCAATGACCGTTCTATGCTGGATCTGGATTCTATCTCTTAATAGGTTAGTTCTCATGCTATTCCTAGATTGGCATGCAGTGAGCTTAATAATCTTTTGGCTTGTTCGGGAAGTTCCCCTATCTCGCTATAGGCCTGTGAGCCTATCCCGCTTATGCTCTCTGATGTTATCCCCAGCCGGTTCTCATACCAGTTGCTCACGCAGATCAATACGGCCAGCACAGCATCAGGAACCAGTGCTTGAGTAGCTGCTCTTGTCGCCCCATAGCCCGCAGTGTAGACAGCTACAATTTTCTGTCCCTCAGTCCATGCATATGCTAGTAAAGCCTCAGTAGTCCAGAGTGAATTGCTGACAGGCCGCTTCAATAAGCCCTCTTCATCGTAGAGTGTAAAATCGGTATCCTCCGTCAATGCCGTACCATCAAGGGATATACTGGTAAATGCACTGACTGGCCTCTTGTTCAGCATCAGGAGAGTGCCGCCATCTGCTATCCGATTCTCTGTGATTGCCCGCTGAACGAAAGCTCTCTGGCAATAATCCTCACACTTTTTAGTAGCTGAATTGATAAGCGTGATAATCAAATCATCGTCATCGTTATTGTCAATGCGTGCGTGCGCCTTGACCTGTTGAGGAGTTATTAATGCCCAATCCTGTAATTCCGCTAGATTCCCCATTACACACTTTCCTCTACTATGATTTTGATCGTCTTGGATTTCCTGATTGCAACGCCGGTTTCTACCATATTGACCTCACCGTAATATATGCCGGCTGTAATGAAATCGGTAACCGTTATGGCAAAATCTGCTACTCCATTGGTGGCATCGGTGGCGGTGCCCGTCAATGTCCAGATAACCGTATCTGGGTCGTAGTCCTCCCAGACTTTCAAACTGAGAGTGTAGCCAGACAAATCTATGGCATCATCATCATCGTCAGTAACTGTTAGGGCCAAAGGTTCGCCATAAGCCCCTTTTTTAATGGTTATCTCGGTCATGTAGCTCATCAATCACCTCTCAAATAGTTATCGACTCATCATTAAACGAGATGCTAAATGATTTATCATTCATTTTTATTTTTATGGTCGCGTGCTTGCCCCTGCCTAGCCGTATCCACGCAGCATCACCTAGCCCAAGCCCATCGATGAGAGATAATACAGCCAATAATGTGACTGAGGTCGTATCCCCTGTTGCGATAGCATCGGCCAGGCTTACATTCATATCGGCAAGGCCGGATAACGCATCCCCCAACGAGATTCCTTCCGCAGACTGGATATTTGCCAGCATGGTAGCCGCTGGAGTGTCGCCCGCATTAATACCATCAGAGAGCAGTAGGTATGCTATGGCCTCCGCTGCTGTCAGGTCGCCCAGCCTCACCCCGTCTGCGATTTCCACATACAGTTGGATTAGTATCTGTACTACATCGCCTAGATTAGTCCCATCAGCCACGGCAAGGCTGGCAATCATCGCCGATAGAGTTGTATCCCCAAATCCGATGCCGTCTGCTACCCCTGCATCAGTCGCCATACTCTCTGATGCTTGGTCTCCTGATTCGAGTCCGTCTGTGATATCTGGGCTGGCTGCCATACTCTCTGATGCTTGGTCCCCGGGTTTGGCCCCATCAGCTATAGATAAATAAGCCGTCATCAGCCCAGAAATAGAATCGCCTGGCTTCAATCCATCTGTGGTACATAGAGAGGCTAGCAACTGCGCAGCATCCCCTGGTTTTAAGCCGTCACTTAAAGAAACTGGGAATTGTCCTAATTCACTTGTAGCATCGCCTGGTTTTAATCCGTCCGTGATTGCCAACAATGCTATCAATTGCGCCACATCCCCGGGCTTCAAGCCGTCTGCCGAGGAGGCAACAAATTGACCCAGCTCACTAGATGAATCTCCTGGGCTCATTCCGTCTGTAATTCCTAACAAAGCCGTCATCAATCCCACGATAGAATCGCCTGGCTTCAAT